TTTGACTTATACTGCGCGACCTCATCGATGCCGGTGTGGCGGAATTGGTAGACGCGACGGACTCAAAATCCGTTTCTGGCAACAGAGTGTGGGTTCGATTCCCTCCACCGGCACCATCCCGAAATAGAACGGGATACAACGAAACAGAACGGGACGCATAAAGTCCAACTAAACCCGCCACTTAGCGGGTTTTTTATTGCCCGACCGTCCGAGTGCGTTCCATTCGATTTCGTTGCAGCCCGAGTTTTCTGTGAGTAACATCGTGAGTAACTCGTGTCGACCGAGTTCTCACAAACAAGAGTTACTCACATGCTGACTGAGATCAAGCTCAAGGCCCTACGGCCCAGAGATACCCTCTATCGTGTGGCTGACCGCCATGGTCTATGCATCGAAGTGCCGACGTCCGGCGCGATGCGATGGAGGTTTCGATACAGGCACCAGGGCAATGCAAGAATGCTGAGCCTCGGGCTGTATCCGGAAGTCTCACTAGCGAGCGCTCGTGCACGTCTGGGCCACGCCCGCGCCCTCCTGGCGCAAGGCATCGACCCGAGCACCGCACGGAAGCAGGAGAAGGAAGCTCCTGTCCTGGCAGCCCAGGAAGCCGCCCAAACCGCGGACGCTACGTTTGAGGCAGTCGGCCGCGCATGGATGGCAACGCAAAACGTCGCCGAAATCACTGCGAACAAGAACCGGTGGCTTTTGGAGACGTTCTTGTTTCCGAAGCTCGGTCACCGTCCAGTCGACGAGATCACACCACGCGAACTGCTGACGGTCCTCCGGGATGTCGAACGTACCGGCAAGCACGAGACGGCCAGCCGTGCGAAGAACAAGGCCGGGCAGGTGTTCCGGTTTGCGATCATCGAAGGGAAAGCGGAGTTGGATCCCACAGCAAGCCTCCGCGGCGCGCTCAAATCGGCGCAGGTGAAGCACCACGCAGCCGTCACCGACCCCAAACAGATCGGGGAATTGTTGAGAGCAATCGACGGATTCGCAGGCCAGTCGACAACGCAGCTCGCGCTCAAATTCGCCCCGCTCGTCTTCGTGCGCCCGAATGAGCTTCGGAAAGCCGAGTGGTCAGAGTTCGATTTGGATGGCGCAATATGGCGCATCCCGAAGGAACGCATGAAAATGAAGGCACCTCACCTGGTGCCGTTGTCGACCCAGGCCGTCGACGTCCTGAAGGAACTCCAAGAGCTCACTGGCAACGGTCGCTACCTCTTCCCGTCGGTCAGGAGCAGCTTCAGCCCGATGAGCGAAAACACCATCAACGCCGCGCTCAGGCGCTTGGGCTACGCGTCCGACGAGATGACAGGCCACGGCTTCAGGTCCATGGCCGCGACGCGCCTAAACGAGCTGGGGTGGCGCGCAGACGCGATCGAGCGACAGCTCGCGCATGCCGAGTCGAACAAGGTGCGCGAGGCATACACATCGGCCGCGCAGTACCTGGATGAGCGCACGAAGATGATGCAGGCCTGGTCCGACTATCTCGACGGCCTGCGCGCCGGCGCGAACGTGGTGCCCTTGAGGCGCGCCAGTTAGGTCCAAGCGCTAGTTGTCGTTGAGCACACGCAAGACCAGCTCGTCGCCGTCGGCCAGCCACTCATGCTCATCCACAAACCAACTGCCTCCAATCTTGCGCGCAGGCAGATGACCTTCGCGTAGCCATTTGCGCACCGTTCCCTCCGCCGGATGGCTGTCTTCCGCGAAGTATTTTCGAACCCAGGCTGAGGGCGTCATCAGACGCATGCTGAAAGCTCCTTGCACGCGTGCTTGACGCGTCGTGCACGCGTCGTGCACGCGTCGTTACGTAACGCGTGACGTAACGCCGGTGTAACGGTGCGCGCGTTACACGCCCGGCGCGCGCCCTACTTCGCTCGGCCCTTCTTGCGCTTGGCGATCTTCGCGCTGGCGTCAAGTACATCTTGATGTTGCTTGGCCTGCGCTTTGACCACTTTGTCGGTCAAGTCTTGCGCGGCTGCGAGGCGCACATTTTCCAGCTTTGGTCGCAGTTCCTCAGTTTTCGCCTCCAGGGCCATGCGCGCATCTAGGAGCGAATTCATCGCCGTAGCTACGTTCTTTGCATGTTCTGATACTGCCGCAACAGTGTTGGCGAATGCCTCGATATCGTCACTTCGGATGAGCGGGGATCGCTGGATCAGTCTTCGAATCTCGGAGACATCTTCAAGCTGACGCGTCGCTGATTCTGCGGACTGATCGAAGAAACCCGCAGAAAGTCGATGCACGATTTCCGCAGTCAGCGACCGGCCACTTTCTAGTGCTGCGGCCTCAAGCCGCGCTTTCAGCGCAGCGGGCATCCGGAAATTCACTTGCAGGCTGTCTTTCATGGCTGCGAACAATAACAAAGCACTTTGCTTTACACAAATAAAGCATAGTGCTATAAATCACTCCGCTACACTGTGACACGTAGCGAAACGACGAGATTCCGTTCTTGGAAATGGCCATGCATCGCGGGCAGCAGCGGTTTTCCTACACGAAAGGCCGTCTAAGTTTGCTCTAAGGCGCTTGACCACCCGATACGGTTTCTCCGGTTTCATAACGCACCCCGAAACGGAGGCTTCAAGAAATGCAGCATGTGAACGATACCCGGCTTGCCTACACCATTGAGGCAGCCTGCGAAGTAACCAGCCTCACGCGCACGCGCATCTATCGCGCAATCGCCGACGGCTCCCTCAAGGCCTTCAAAGCCGGACGCCGCCGCATGGTGAGCGCGAAGGCTTTGCAGGCCTTCATCACCGGCCTGGAGCGCGAAAGCGCGGAGGACAAAGCAGCATGAGCAACGAACTGAACAGCACCAAAGAGAACGCCGCGATCATGCGAGCCGAAGAATCAGTGGACCGTCTGCGCGAAGCCGTCGAGATTGCCGATCCGCTTCATCGGAGTTCGGCAGAACGAGAGCTTGCAAAAGCCGAAGCGAAACTCGCGAAGTTGAAATCGCCGTGGACTGACGGGAGAGCCCCATGAGCTATGCGCTACTGACTGACTTCAAAGCCGTCCTACGCAACGTGGACGGCACTTCCGCATCCGATGCGACCTACCAAAACGCACTGGACTCTGCGGAAGCTGCAGTCTCGAAATTCATCGGCTTCAACCCTTCCGACGAGTTCGAAACTGTGCCGCCGGCCATCCTCAGCGCGTGCTACATCCTCGCCGCGGTCGAGGTTGATGCGCTGGACGTCCCCACGGAGCAACAGCGCCGCGGCCGCGCTAAGGCGCTTCTCCGTCCATACCGCCGCGAAACTGGCTTCACTGCCGCGGGAGAAGCGGCATGAAGGCCAAGACCAGAGAAGTGACGTTTGACTACGTGCCGGCGACCGGCTCTCACTTTGCATGCATTCGCCCGGGCATGGACCCGTCCCACGCCTGCTCTACCGCGGACAACCTCGACGAAGCGGTCCGGGAAATCCTCAGCAAGGGCGCCAGCGACGAAAATGGACTCAGCGCAGAGCTGGCTTTTCTATGCAGTTGGGCGATGGACGCCTCGCGTGCCTATCGCGAAGCTGCGGGGGTGGCCGCATGAGCGCCAAAAAAATGGCTTCGCGCCCTGAGTTGCATGCGCCGGTGCTTCTCGAGATGGAAGGCACTTACCTAGTGGCTCCCGGAACTACTGTGGAAAACCTGTGCAACGACGCCGGCGGCTGGCTCCAGACGATTGGCGCCAACATCGATACGACCATCGATCTGATCAACTATCAGAGTGAGCTGGTCGCTTCGAATCTGCAACAACTTGCTAGCGTGCTCTATGGCATCCGCCATCACATTTCGATGGTGAGAGGCGCGCTGAACGCAATCTCCAAGCTGGAGATGCAGGCATGAGTAATCGGGCAGATCCAAAAATGTTCGTGGCCTTCGGTGAACGCGCTTTCATCTGTGTGATTGAAAAGTCGGAAATCGGAAACCTTCCAGGCCACACGTACGAACTTGCCAAGGCGGTTCACGTTTTGCAGCGCGTGATAACTCGTTTTGACTGGGAAACCGACGAATTCGACAGCTTTGATCGTGCTTTCGCTGGCGTCGGGATTGATTTTCTCACAGGAATGATCGCGCAGATGCTAGCGATAAATGAAAAAGCCCGCGTTGCGAGCGCGGGCTGAGTTCAAACTTGTCATTTACCAAGATCGTCGAGAGACGACCAACTGGCGCGCGCAGTCTATCACGGCTGCGCGCTGGAGGCACAAAGCAATGGGCAGAAAAAAGAAGGAAAGCGGCTGGTCGGACATCGACGGCGGCAGCGCATTCGTCATCCCGTACACGTTGCTGCGGCACCCGAACTTCACCCGCCTTAGTCCGTACGGGGTGAAGCTCTTGATCGACCTGGGAAGGCAGTACACCGGCTTCAACAACGGCTATCTATGCGCCAGCTATTCGTTGATGCGAGAACAAGGTTGGCATGCACCGATGACGCTGCACAAGGCGGCCAGCGAATGCGAGCACTACCAATTGATCGTCAAGACGCAGCAAGGCAGCTTGAACAAGCCCAATCTGTACGCCTTCACTTGGCGGCGCATTGACGAGAAGGCCGACAAACCCCTGATTGTCGCACCGTCTACGAAACCGACCGATGCCTGGAAAAAAGAACAGCCTGACTTCGTGTTCACGCCGAGAAAGCGCAGCCGTCCGCACCACAATCGAAAGCTGAAATTGGCCGCATGAAAACGCATCGCCTAATTCACCACGTGAATAACCCTTATTCACCACGTGAACAAGTCGTGCGCTGCCTTATTCACGACGTGAACAAGATATCGATGACTTATTCACCACGTGAACAAGTCGTGCACCTTTTTGACCGCTGCCTTATTCACCACGTGAACACCTTAAAAGTATTACCAGACAGGGACACCGTTTCTTTAGACCCCGATTTCCTGCTCTACGGCTCTGAATCCCCTGCTCTGAGCGAATTTGGCCTGATGCAGAATTGTCCAAATGGTAGGATTCTGCCTGGTCACGTCATCCACCTACGGGGTAAAAATGAGCGAGCCAACAACGCAACAAATCAACCAGCAGATCGAAACCTTGATCAAGGACATCGGCTGCATAGCCCACGTCGCCGCCCTTGCCATTGCTCTCGCGCGGGAGGCCGGCGAAGAGGTGAAAAGACCTCTTTCGAAAGATCAACTTCGTCGCGCACTGCGAGTCCTGATGGACGAACACTACGAGTTAATGCCGATGCTTTGGGATATCGCAAAGCAGCTTGTCCCACCCAAGGCGGAGATAACTTCATAGCCGCCTCAGGCGACCACGAAGACCGCGGGAATTAGCGCATTCGTTACCGGAAAGCCCCTTGCGAGGGGCTTCAGCATTGACGTGAGAACCGCGGTCACCCGCAGTTTGATACACTGACAAACAGCATCGTCGTGATGACGTAGCAAAAGGACAGATATGAAACGCGAAACCCCTGTCGAACCTGATGATGATTCGGGCGTCGAGCAACTTTTCGTTTCTCGGAAACAAGCCGCAAAGATTCTAGGCGTCAGCGTGCGCCTACTCGAGGACCTGGCGCATCGCCGCATCGGGCCACCCGTTTACGACATTGCGGGGTCACTGCGCTATGACCGTGTCGAGTTGGTCGAATGGGCGCGGTCGAAAGTTCGCCGCGCAGCCTGAAATCCTGCCGCTATCCATCGCCTGCACTGCACGAACGCAGACAAGCGCCGACTAATGGCTATTCTCGGCGCGTCTTGCGCACGTGCTCGTCTATGATGCCGTGAAGGTTGTGCAGCGCGATCTTCAGGTGATCCTCTAGCGCCCGATAGTTGTCCCAAATTCTGTCAACGATCTCTTTCGCAGACGCCGAGTGATCGGACTCCATGAGCTGTTCATGCATCAACTGAACTGAAGGCCTTGCGTAACCTGCTGCAGCAATTGCAGACAGGAGCTCATCGCCGGCTGCCCCAAGCAAGTGGATCCGAGTCACATTACCGGTTAGGACGTCTGGCACGTCAAACAGGTGAGATCTGTAGAAGGCATCAACGATTGCGACCATCCTCGTATCTCCGCCGTCGCGAACGGAATCCTCAAACGCCTGCATATCATTGAGCCAGTCTTCGACCGCCGCTCGAATCGTTAGTGCCAATGCGCGAGCGCGCAGCCGGTTCTCTTCCTTACGGTCGTTAGCAGCGTCATCACGCTGTCGATTCGCAATCCGCAAGGCGTACCAAACTGCAGCACTCGTACCAATTGCCTGTCCAATGGAGCCAATCGCCTGAAGCCAGTCCGTGAGTGCGCTCATTGATTCCGCCTCCGCAACACCATCCTGCGCAAATCCTGCCATATGCTGCGACCGCCGTCAGCGCAAGCAACCACATGGCGCCACATTGTTCCACAGAAAGTATAAAAGTGATTGAAGTATAGAAACAGCAACCTAAGATCACGACATGGAACTCAAGCCTGCAACTGTACTTATCCCAGCGAACGCGCATCGCGCGCTTCGGATATACGCACTCGACAACGGCACGTCGCTCTCGCGAATGATCCTTGACGCGCTCGATTCGAAGTTTCCCTCCCTGCGTGTCCTCGAAAACCAACCTCGCGCTTACAACTCAGTGCCGCAGATCGGAGCGGCGAAGTGATTGCCGCCCTTGACCTCATCGCCTCGCGATATTGGTTGATCGTGCCCGACGCGCTCGAGCGCATGCTCGCGATCGCAGCGCGTGATTTCGATCATGAGGCGCTTGTCACGCGCGCCGGCGTCCCGCTGGGCAATACGCGCACCGTGAGCAAACGTCCGAACGGCACCGCGGTCATTCCGATTACTGGGCCGATCTTCCGCCGTGCGAACCTGTTAACATCGATCAGCGGCGCCACCTCCACGGAAGTTCTCGCGACCGACTTCCAAGCGGCGATGGACGATCCTGCCGTCAAGTCGATCGTGCTCGAGATCGATAGCCCTGGTGGTGAGGCGAATGGGATCAACGAGCTCGCGCAGCTGATCTACGACAGCCGCGGGAAGAAGCCGATTACCGCCTACATCGGCGGAACAGGCGCATCGGCAGCGTACTGGCTTGCGAGTGCTGCGGATTCGATAGTCGCGGATCCAACCGCGATCGTGGGAAGCATTGGCGTCGTCAGCGAAGTCGTCGATAGCACTCAGCGTGACGCGAAGAACGGAGTCCGCACGTTCCAAATCGTGAGTTCGAACGCACCGAACAAACGCCCCGATCCGGCCACTGATGCTGGCCGCGCCCAGTATCAGGCTGTGGTCGACGATCTTGAGAAGACGTTTCTCGCCAGCGTCGCACGCAATCGCGGGACGGCCGCGTCGAAGGTGGTCTCTGATTTCGGCGCCGGCGGCGTCAAGGTTGGCGCAGCGGCACTAAAGGCCGGGATGATCGACAGGCTCGGCTCGCTCGAACAGACGATTGCGCAATCCGGCTCGCAGATCGTGAACACCAGGACGGCGACGATATCGAACAGCAGCTCCGTCCAATTGCCCGCGGTACACGTCACTTCGTCGCCGGCCGAACAGGCCGAAGTGTTGAGGATCTGCCGAGCCGCGAAGGCCAGCGAGAACTGGGGACGCACCGTTGCTAAGTATGGCGGCAAATTGACGGCTGAGCCTCCTGACGATTCATGGGCCAGCATTGTGAAGAAGCATTCACCGCGAGCCTGAAGATGTTTACCCCGACCGTCGAGATGACGGCCATTCCCAACCAGACGGAGGTTCACCATGACGCACCAAGAACGCATCGCATCGCTTCGCACATCGATTGCCGCTGACGAGCAAGCCATCGCTGAGCTTCGCATCAAACGCACGGCGTTGCTCGCGACCGACGACGACAGCGCGATCGGCAAGATCGATACCGAAATCGAACGCCTGCAACGCCGCATCGGGCTGTCTCAGGAGCGCGTCGCAGCCACTGAGCAGGCCGAGCGAGACGCCGCACAGCAGGCACACGAACAACACCTGGACGCACTGGCAGCCAAAGCTGAGAAGGCACGCGGCATCGGCACGACGCTGCTACAGGACTATGCCAAGCATGCAGGTGCACTCGCTGCTGTCCTGTCCAAGCTGTCGGCAGTCGAGAACCTGATCGACGACGCCAACCGCACTCTTGCCAAGGAAGGTCGAACCACTGTCGCGCCTGTGAACGCCGAGCGTTGCCGAGCTGCACGTACCGAGGCGCGGACAACCCGTCGCATGGTCGGCATCGGCGAGGACTGCCATCCGCTGAAGAACATTGCGGTCACCGATGAGTGGGGTATCACACGCAATCGACTTACCGGCGAGCTGATGGAGCTCTTCAGCGAGGAGGAAGTAGCCCAGCACGTAATGATTCCCGGCATCTTCGCCGAGCCGTTGCCCGAGAAGGTGCGACTGCCGTCATCGGTACTCGGGAGCGCAGACGTATGGCCGCAGTCGGTCGACCACATCCGTGTGCTGCAAGCGCTCGGACTCGCCGAGACAACCGAGCCCGGCGCGATCAAACGAATGATCGAGCGCGTCATCGGCTAACTGTCGAAGCGTGACCGTCCAGCCGGCGGTGACGGCAATAACTCCGCGCAGGCGCGGCAGTGCGGACACCTCCGAACACCAAGTTCCGGCTGTGACGCGCCAATGACTTAACGGGTCCTGGGACCGATGCAGCGGGACTGGCGGGCATTTAAAGCCGCAATTCTCTTGAATACACGACGCCAAAAAATCGTAAAGGGTATGAATCATGGCAATTGTCAGCGCAGCGGAATTCGCTGAATTCATAGGCAAATCAGCTGCTTGGATATCGAAGCAGATCACGGCCGGCATGCCGGTTGCCGCGTATGGCGAAAACGGCCTTGCGCATGAGATCGACTCGGTCGCCGCATGCGCGTGGCTGCTGGATGTGGGCAATGCGCAGGCTCGGTTGAAGCATGCCCAGGCGCAAAAAGCCGAGTTCGAAAACGAGGTGCGCCGCGGAGAGCTCATCCCGATCGAGTTGCACGGTGAACTGCTCCGCAAGGTGGCCGGCGAGGTTGTCGGCCAAATGTCCGGCTTTCCCGGGCGAGTCGCCGGGAAGATCGCAAGCATCAAGGATCCCGCGCTCGTGCGCGCGAAGCTGATCGATGAATGCAACGAAGTGCGCAATGCAGTCGCCAACTTATTCGGCGAAATCGCCGACACACTCGGTGAGATGGTAGAGACAGCCACAGCGCCGACAGAGGTTAGCGACTGACCAATCCAGAAATACCGCATCGCCGTGACGGCGACGCATCCCAACAGATGGAGTGCCCGAATGGCAAAGGCAAATTTCAAGATCGAGAATCTCGACGCACTTGGCCGTGCGCGCGATCGGGTCGCGGCACTGCGCGATGGCGGCAACAAGGTCGTCACGCGGGCGATCGGTACGCTCAAGCGCAAGCTGCCGACATGGATGAAGCGCGATATCGCCCAGGAGTTCGCACTCAAGCAAGGAAAAATCAGCGCGCGCCTGCGGGTCAAAGCTGATGCCAATAGCGTCACGCTGACTGCGCTCGGCCGTAACCAGACTCTCGGCAACTTCCCGATCCGGCAGACTGCCACTGGCGTGCGGGCGGAAGTCCGAAATGGGCGCCCTGTCGAAATCCCACATGCCTTTATGCGCGTGCCGGCCGGCATTGTCAGCACAAGCGGTCCGCAGGCGTTCATCCGCGATGCCGCGATGCGGGCGATCCCAGCCGACGTCTATGACATCGCGCTCGTGGCCAAAGACAAGCACGGCTACCCCATCCGCCTGCTTGGCGGGCCATCGGTCGCCATGATGATGACCGAAGGCGATCGCGAGGACCGCGCCATCGCATATGCCCAGGATCTCTTCGCACAAGAAATCGATCGCGTGACGGAGGCCACCAATGGCCGCTAATTCACGCGATGAGGTTTTGAAATTCGTCCTCGAGACGCAGGGACAAGAGGGGCTCGACGCGCTTACCAAGGGCCTCGCCGACGCCGGCAAGCAAGGTGGCGAGTCCGGTGCCGAACTGACAAAGCTCGCCAACGATCTCGCCGCGCTGCTCGATCGCGCGAAGCAGGTCGAAGCGCTGCAAGCGCTGCAGGACAGGCTCGCCGGCATCGATACCAAGCTTGCCGAAGCGCGCGCGCAGCTCGCGAAATTCAACGCCGAAAACGACACATCGAGCGCTGAATTCCTGACCGCGAGCAAAGCTGTCGCGGCACTCACTGATCAGCATGACCGCCTCGCCGTGCGCGTGTCCTCAGCCGCTGCGGTGCTCAACGCCGCCGGTATCGACACGACCAATCTCAGCAAGGCGCACGAGGAGCTAGGCGCGAAGGCCACGGCCACTGCCGGGCACCTCGCTACCGCGGCCGCAGCGGCCGAACGCGGCGGCATCAGCTTCGCCACGCTCAAGGAACACGTGCTCGGAGTAGGCGAATACCTCAAGTCAGGCGGTGAACGCGCGCTCGAGTTCGGCAAGCATCTGCTCGAAGTCTCCGGCATCGCCGGCGTCGTCGCTGGCGCATTTGCCACGATCAAGGGATTCCGCTTCTTCGAAGCCGGCATCGAGGATGCGCAAGCGCTTGGCGGCGCACTCAAGAAGCTCTCTGCGATCAGTGGCGCCACTGGCGAAGACCTGAATCATTTGAAGGAAATCGCCGAGGAAGCCGCGCGCGCGACGAGCACCAGCACCGTCGAATCAGTACAAGCGCTGACGCAGCTCACCAAATCCTTTGGCGATGTGCGCAAGGCGGCCGAGGTCCTGCCGACTGCCCTGCAGTTTGCCAAGGCCGCGGGCATCGAACTGAGCCAGTCGGTCGACATCGTCACGACGACGATGAAGGCATTCAACGTCAGTGCCGACCAAGCCAGCCATATCACGGACACCCTGGCGACCGTCTCACGCAAGACCGGCGCAGACCTGGGCGCGCTGTCCGATTCGTTCGGCAAGCTCGCGCCGTACGCGTCGCAGGCACACATCAGTTTCGACGAAACCGCAGCTGCACTTGGTGCGCTAACTCAGCGTGGCCTTTCCGCAGAACAATCCTCCCGTGCCCTCATCGCCATCTTTGGCGCACTCGACGATCCCAGCAGCAAACTGCGCCAGCAGCTTGTCGGGCTTGGCATCGATACGTACTCGTTTGCCACCATTCTCGACGGGCTGAAAGCCGCGGGAGATCGTGGCGTCCAGGCGCTGGAAGGCATGGACAAGCGCGCGAAACCTGCGCTGCTTTCCCTCGTTCAAGCGGGTGGCGCTGGCCTGCGCGATCTCTCAGCTGCCATCGAGCAGTCCACCGGTGAAACGAAGCGCCTCAGCGACTTCATGACATCGGGCTTTGGCACCGCGGTCAAGAACTTCAAGACACACATCGACGAAATCGCCGGCGAAACGGTATCCGGTGTATTCGCGCCGCTGAACGCGGAGATCCGCAAACTAGACTCTGAGTTGCTCGAGGCTTCCAAGAATGGGGCACTCGAGAAGATCAAGGAATCGATCACCGATCTCGTCAAGGTTGGTACCGAGCAATTGGACAGGTTCGTCCATACCGTTGACTGGCCCAGCTTCTGGAAACAAATCTCCGACGGGGCGAGCAGCGTCAGAGAGTCGATCAAAAATGTCACCGAGACTGCCAGCGCAATGGGGCGAGTCTTCGGCGGCATTGGCGACGTTGTCGGTGCAGTCTGGAATGTCGTCAAGGTTGTGTTCTCGTCGATCGAATCGGCGACCAGCGCGGTCATGTCGGGCATCACGCAGTCCATCGGCAATTCGATGGCATTGCTTGGGACGTTCAACGATGCGGCGAAGCAAAAGGCCGAGGAGTGGTATGCACTCGCTGCGCAGTACGCCGAGAACAGCAAAAAGCAATGGGCTGATGGCGATGCCGCTGCTGATCAGGCGGTCAAATCGCTCGGCAACCTAGTCGGGAGAATCAGCGAAACAGGCACGGCTGCGGAACAAGCCGCGCCAAAGCATGAGGAGCATGCAAAGAGCATCGAAAAGAGCGCCGACGCTGCCAAGGATGCAACGGGAGCGTTGGAAAAACACGCGGAGGCGGCAGCCATGGACGTCGAGGCCACACGAAGTTCAGGACTGGCGAATGAGGATGTCGCAAAGCAATTCCTGGAGGCCAAGGCCACGCTGGACAAGGTCACGGCGGCCTACGAAGCGCTGCGGGCGAGCGGCACGGCTACAGCGACCGAGCTAGCGCAGGCAATAGCAGATGTGGATGACGCAAGGGATGCGTACAACCAGCTCGAAAAGCAGATGCATGAATCTGAAGCTGGATTCAAAAGCTTCCTGCCTTCGCTGGATGCGGTGAATCGCAAGCTGGAAGAGACACCGCCTATGGCGAAAGCGGTCGAAGCCGCATTCAAGACACTTCACATCACCAGCCAGGAGGAACTTGAGAATACCGCGATCGATGCTCAGAACGCCTTCGCGACGATCGACTATGCTGCGGACAATACCGCGAGGGGACTTGCAGACAGGCGAGCCGCGTTTTTGTCCTATGCGAAGGCTGCGTTGGAGGCGTCCGCGCAGCTCGATCAAGGCACAAAGGATTCGGTGCAGTATCAACTCGAATCGAAGGCCTCCTCGCTTGGCCTGCTCGACGCGCTGCGCGACTTGGAAGGACAGGGACTCAAGACCGGAGCGGCCATCGCAGGCGGCATGAACGAAGCCGCACAGGCCACGCGCGACGCCGAGGCACAGGCGCGGAAATACGACGACGCGATGAAGACCTTGCGCGATACGACGGCCTCGCTCGAGGAGAAACAAAAAGCACTTGCTGCTGCCGAAGAAAGCGCTGGGAATGCGGCCGAGAAGGCAGCCGTCGCGGCGGAAAGCGTGGAAACGCGCATGCGTGCAGCCGCCGGCGCGTCGGTCACTCTCACAAGTTCAATGTTGGAAGCGCGCCAGGAATTCGCCGGCAACGAAATGGCGCTCCGCGAATTCGATCGCGGCATGGCCGTCGCCGCCGAGACCGCCGGCACATTCTCGAACTATCTCGAGATGCTGTCGAACGTCACAAATCAGGTACGCAGAGATTTCCCCACCGCTGCCGACGAAGCGAACAACTTCAAAATTTCGCTTGATCGTGGCGCGTCGTCGGCAAAAAACTACACTGACAACGTTGATGCTGCGGTAAAAGCGCAGCAACAGTTTGCGGCCACTTCGGCCAGCAAGTCCAATCCATTGCCCGCACCGGCTCCAGGGCCCGCCTCGTCATCCGCAGCAGCGAGCAGCGGCGTGGCAGTCCATCTCGGAAGCGGTGCCATCCAGATCCAGCTTGCAGGCCCAACGAAGCCGCTCTCGGGCATGTCTGACCAGGAAGTTGAACAGCTCGGGCAACGGGTTGTGGCATCGATCATGCCCGACCTGATGCACCAGATCGTCTACCAATTCCAACTTGCGAAATCGAGGACCTAATGAGCGAACAACCGACGCCAAACCCGATCACCGATATCGATGCCCTGCTGCTTCTCCTCTACTTGGAAGCGTGGAGCCATCGCGTCGCTCCGCACAAAGAACTCGACCGCGTGTCTCGCTTCGCAGCAGTGGCGAAGACCCTGCGCGACGTCGAAGGGCTGCAATCAGGGGTCCTCAACTTGTTTGCCTGCGAGCCCACGTTCGACATGACAAAAACGAAAGCGCATTTGAAGCTCGTCTTCTCGGCCGACAAGCCCAAAGCGGACGAATAGGTCGCTCAATCGCTCTACGGAGCCGTTGTACCCGTTTCCCAGCCGCGGTAGGATGCGATCGGGGTCCATTTTGGGGGAAATGGAGATGGAGCGAACCTGCAAGAAGTGCGGCGCGCGCAATGCGGACGCCGCGGGTGAAGAATTGGATGCATGCCCGAGGTGTGGCGCCATCTATTCGAAGGTTGAAAAAGTCATTGCGCTGCGCGCGAAACTCGATGCGCAGACAGCCTCAAATAAGAAGAGCGCCAATGCTATTCCAAGTGTTGTTTCGCCCAATGCGGCGCCAGCAATCCCAGCGCAGCGCGGGCCTGGACTACATGCCGTACCCCTTGCGGTATGGGGCTTTCTGATAATCGTGCTTGCGCCGGTGACTATCGGCATTCTGGAATGGATTTCTCCATCTCCAAACCCGCGCGAACCGTCCGGCGCGACTCAGATCTGGTTTTTACATATCCTCATCGGCGCCCCACTCATTTTGGCAAATTGGGTCAAGGTGCAGGGGAAGCGACAGGCCGAAGCCGTGCAAACTATTAACCGTTGGCTCAGCCCGGATGGATACGGTTTTCATGATCTAGTTTTCAATGCCGACAAGAAGCAGGCATTGATCATTGACTCGAAGCGTGGTCAGGTTGCTTTGTACACTTTTTCCAACGCTATGCAACGCCGCTTGGTGCCGTTCGCTGATCTACTTGAGGTCAGCATTCACGAGGATGGTGAGACCATCACCACCTCGTCCCGCTCGAAGATCAATATCGGCCGCGCGGTTGCTGGGACTCTAATTGCCGGTCCGCTTGGCGCGACAGTTGGGGCATTCTCCGGTGGTCGCCAAACTTCAACCTCGAAGGCCACAGTTGAACGCATCGAACTCCGCATCCTGGTTAGGGATGTGGGGAATCCGATCATTGATTTCCTATTTCTTCGGGGGTCGATTCCGCGGAATTCTGATGCGTATCGGAATGTTTCGAAGATCGCTCGAACCTGCGAAGGTGCCATCCGCGCGGCATTGGCGTCGGCGGGCTGACCAGTGCACTCGCCGAATGCGATAGGAAAAAGCCGAACGAGAGAAGGCGCAGAAACTATAGAGTTGCTACGCCGAATCGGCGCGGAGGTGCCACCCGCGGCCGATCGAATGCTTCGAGCCTAGGTATCAGCTTTCACACAGACAACTACCTGCGTCTTGGGGCCGATCACGCCATGATAGAAATCGACGCTACCTTCGTGCTCGAGAATTGCACACACGGCCGCCTTAATGGAATCGTGCCAGTTCCAACCTTGGCTTGGATTCGGAACTGCGGTTGAAATAGCTGAATAAAGGCTTTGCTTTGGGGGCTTCGGGAAAGGACCGGTGCCAGTCAACCGAAATGGGGAAGCCTTTCTTTTATGAATACCCTTGAGGATTTCTTCCCATTCGGCATGCGTAAGCCAGATCGGAGTTACACCTTGAACATTTCCAATCGTAATGTCGATATAGATTCCACCCTTCACTCGCTTGTAGGCGAAGATACCTTCGGTATTGCCAGAATGCTTTCCCAACGTTTGCAATATCTTCATCTCGCTCTTCTCCTAGGCTCTAAGCTTCGTATGCTTGCGGGCTGCCATAGATGAGCCGCTACACCTGTAGCGACTAGAAGACGCCCTTTATGATTGCATTTACACCATCAATTAACTCGAGAACCTGCTCCTTTGTCGGCTCTTCGCTCTTTTGATGACTACACATATTCCTTATGTCCGCGAGCAACTGAATCTTTCTCCAAACCGGTATGCCGTACACTCCCTTCTGTTTTAGCGGATCATTGAGATCTGAGATCGTTGGGTTCCTTTTGCCAAGGCGTACCTGATGATTATCTGCGACGCGTTGGAGATGGCGTTCTAACACGACGCCAGCAAGTGCACCGGATGCACGTTGACTTACGTTAATCAGTTGCCGCGCTGCGTCCAGTTCTTTGTCTTGCAACTCCGCGAATAGGTGCCCAGTCACGTCTTGTAGAACACCGTCAACCCTATCGTAAAGCGAACGCAGGATTTGGACTTGGCTTGTCACTCTTTGCTGAACTGTCTGATTGACATTCCACAACGGGTTCCTGTAGTGGTCTCTATTGGCATCTACGGCCTTTAGATAGTCTTGAATCACATAGGTCGGGTAGGAGAAAATTTTCCGCTTCGGATCGATCCGATAATAGCTAACAAACTCTTCTTCTCGATCCGACGCGAGCGCCGAGACAACCCTCAGTGCCTTTGAGTACCAAATCTGGTATTCAACGCCGAACTCACTGAATTTCTCTAGATCGCCTGCGAGAGAGATGAGCTTCTCGTGGGCGGAAACGAGAGACTCCAACTCCTTCTTAATTTTTTCTTGTGCACTCACGCGAAGTTCCTTGAATGGGACGTTGCTCAGAACATTCGATTATGTCCCCGGTAGTTCGGCCGCTGCCGCCAAGAATAAATGCGACTAGGGCACAACGGCCTCAACGGAGCTTTGTGCATGGGCCAGTACGCTTTCAATAAATACAGGTTGAGGACCGGCTTCGAGCTTTGAGAGATACGCTCTAGCAATATCTAGTGTGGTCTTTTCAGCTGGCCGCTCGATTTCAATTGCATCAAAGATCTCGCGAAACTTTGTGTAGTTCAGGGCGAGCTTGGCAGACCCGATTGAGCCAGCGCCGACGAGTTCGGTTACATGCCGTACGAACGGACGAACGAACTTGGCACCCACTGCATGCGCGGCAAGCACTGAATGATGCATCGAGATATTTCGAAGGGCTTTCACAAAGCGGAATACTTCAATGGTTTTCAGCTTGACCTTTGTTGCGTCGGTGACCATCTCTTCAACAGAGACCAGCGCAAATAGGAATGCATCGAAATATGAGGCCATGAGGAAGTAGGAATCCCGAGGTGGCCCGCAATGTGCGAGAAATTGCAAATAGAAGTATTGCGCCTCTCGCAATCTGAGTTCCCAAGAGCTCAGCTTTGCCATCTCCGATTCTTGCACAAAGCTCTCCTTCTTCTACGCTGGATGACGTAGGAAACGGTTTCCCCATGCAGCCCCTATACGCGCCGCATCCCTGCGGCGTCTCACATACTAGCGCACAGGCCAACCTTCGATAGTGAAATTCGGCACGAAAGCTCACTGGGGCCCCGGCATAGCTAAGTCATCCTGACCGTCCGCCGCTTGCGGCACTGCTTCCGGGGCACAGACAGTAGACCACTTCGAGGATGTGCTCGGAATGGGCGATTGCAGCGTCAGCTTGTAGGAGAATTCCTACGCTGTCTCAGACCGTGAGTCGGCCGGGCGTACCATCGGCGCATGATCACGCTCGACGATGCCCGCAACGCCCTCGACCGCCTCGTGCACGAAGACCTGGGCACCGTCGAGCGGCTGCTCGCCGGGCAGGTGGTCAATGAGTACCTCGACCACGTTGGCGCGGCGAATTCGTCGCTTGACATGGCCCTAACACACGAAGCGAGCAAGAGCTCGTGCTACTTCGCGGATGCATCGCAGAAGGACAACGAACTGCGCACGCTGCGTGGCGTTGTCGGCCAATGCAAGGGCGAGCTTGCGGAACTCACAGACGCGACGGCGCGCGCGTGCGGCCTATTCGAAAGCCGGCCGATGACTGTTGACGAGGCTGATGCCGTCCGCGCCGTACGTGCGGCGATTAAGGGGCAGCAAGCGAGGCACTATGCGAGCGTGCTGTCGGACTCGGTGCGGAAGTTCGATGCGCTGACGATCATGCGTCGGATGCTGCACAAGCTGCGCGTGAGCGAGGACGTCTACCGCGCGGCGGATGAGTGGGCGAAGAAGCGGTTGAAGTTCTAGCTAGTATCGAGAAGGTGATACGATCCGAGCGGGGTATGTCTGGCAGCAATCCAAAGGGGAAGACTATGTCGGGGGAACCTATTCTGGAATCAACGATCGATCACATCATCGGTGAAACCGCAGCGATACGCGCACTGATTACCGCGCTTGTGCGCACACATCCTGACCGCGATGCGCTTGTTGCAGCGATCACAGAAGCCGCAGAGAAAGAGAAGCAGCGCATTCAACACATGAGAAAAGCTTCCCATGCCAAGCTGCGAGCGTCGATGATGTTCGATGAGACGCTAAACGCGCTGCAACCGTAACCGTCACGCCGCGAGCCGGTGCTCGTAATACGGCCGCTCACGATCATCAAGGATCGCTTGCATCGCGCCCAAGTTCGCTGGATCTGGATTCAGCCAGGCGTCGATGTGTTCGGGCTTGATCGGAATGATGCAGCGATCGTGACCGGCCGCAGCGACTTCTGGCGGCGGCTCGTCTGTGATCGCGGCGAACGAGAGTAGTTCCTCTCCGTCGGCGCCGACCCATCGCGAGTACAAACAGGCGACGATCATGTCGTCGAGGCCGGCGGGCGTGAACTCGAGGATGGCATTCTTGCCGTTGCGATCGACATTCTCGTAGAACCTGCGAGCGATCGTGATGCCATGCGTGTGCCCGAACTGGCCCTTCCAGAAGCCCTCCAGATTGTCCCTGCGCGCGTTGTAGGTGCCGGGGAACTTCGTATCGTAGAACGCAGGCTTTCCCGCGAGACGGCACTGATAGCGCATCGGAACGACGAGGCGACGGCCCGCTCGTTCGATGAGGACGGGCGCGTACCAGCCGGGGAAGATTCGGTGGTCCTCGTCGTTGAGCTCCGTCCGACGTAAATCACTCAACTTGCCGAGACACCATTCCACCTTGCCTGTCGCGATCCGCTTGCTTTCGAGCGCTGCCTTTGTCGTTTTCGTCTGCAAGGTGCGCTCGGCATCGGCGAGGCGCTTGCGCTGCTTGAACAGCTCCTG